ATGCTTGATTGGATCGATGTCTGTAATGCCAAGTGTATAGCAAAGCAATGAGCCAGCAGAAGATCCACGTCCTGGACCAACCATGATGTCTTCTTTCTTTGCCCACGCAATCATAGAGCGTACGACAAGGAAGTATGGTCCAAAGTTTTTATCTTTGATAACCTTAAGCTCTTCGTCTAATCTTTCTAGATACTGTGGGTCTGCCTCTAGTCCTCTAGCCTTTAAACCTTCTAGGGCTAGTGTCTTTAGCTCTTTGTCTGGGTCTTTGTATTGAACTGGCAAAAGGTTCATGTGGTCTTGGATGTTATAATCCTCGATCTTATTAGATATCTCAATTGTATTTTCATACATGTCATCTCTATCAATACCCTGAGCCTCCATGGCAGAACGCATCTCTTCATTAGATAGCAAGTGAATATCAAACTTGTTAAAACTCATCTGTCTGTCTGCACCATACAGATAATCTAGTCTGTCCATAAGGTTATCAAACTTTTTAGACTTGTCGTATGTAGCATCCTTTTCAACCTTGTTAGAGTAAGTGTTAAGGATAAGCTTTAGCTCTTGAATTTCTTTTTGCTCTGGACCTGAGTGGTGACAGTCTGGAGTTACTACGGGCTTGATGCCAAATTCATCTGCCAATTCTAAGATTGTTTTGTTCATCTCTGGTGGATTGTGTGGCATTACCTCAAGGTAATAGTCATCACCAAAAGTATCTTTACACCACTTGATATGTGTTTTAGCAAAGGCTAGGTTTCCTGCCTCAATTGCCTTAGCCAATACTCCACTAAGACATCCAGAGGTGACTACGATACCCTCTTTATACTGTTCTAAAACTTTCCAGTCAATTCTTGGTTTCTTGAAAAATCCCTCAGTCCAAGCAATCTCATTTAGTTTGTTTAGGTTTTCTAGACCTTTAGGATTCTTGGCAAGAAGGACAAGGTGGTTATAAACAAGGTCTAGTGGCCCTGTTCTCTCGTCTTTATCACGACGGTCAAAACGATCCTCCGTTATATATCCTTCTACGCCAAGTATTGGCTTGATGCCCTTTTCTTTTGCAGCACGGTACATCTCTCTGTGACCAGACAAAGAACCGTGGTCAGTGATTGCAATAGCGGACATCCCTAGTTCAGATGCACGATCTACATACTCTTGTGGAGTTGCGATTCCATCAAAGAGTGAGTAGTGCGTGTGAACGTGTAAGCCAACATACCCCATATATTTTTACCTACTACCAGTCAATATTGGTAGCTGATGTTGATGATGGAGAGTCAAAGCCCAAGTAAAAAGCTTCCTGCTCTGCATACGGAATATTCCTTAGAGCTAGCTCTAGTGGGAACGCTTCTACTCCAGACCAGTTGTATGGCTCTGTGTCAGGTCCAGATGGGAACAACGTGTAAGTTGTTTCTGTACCCTGGCCACTACGCTTTAGCTTCCAGCTTAGGTTTGAAATGCTTCCAGTCTCTAGTGCATACTCACGAATTGTGTTGAATGCAGACTGCTTACTGATACCCATAGACCAGATTGCGACATACGGATCTTCTATTCCGTCGTCAACTAGGACGTTGCAGTAAAAACGAAGACGTGCTTTCCAGCCAGCCTTTGGATCTTTACGGTGCATCTCTTCTGCCCAGTCACGGCCTTCTGTTTCCATTGTGTCTACAGCCTTACGCTTGTAGTCCTTTGGATTTGTGTGCTCTTTTACTACAATTGCTAGACCACGCTTTTCATCATAGTTTGATGAATCTTCGTCTAGCTCTTCAATAAAGCGGATCTTTACAGCCTGTCCGTCAGCTAGCTTTAGCCAGCGAACCTTGCTTCCAGTTCCTTCGTACTTTGGTTTGTCAAGCAGGGCGTTGATATCTTTTAGTCCCTTTGTTACGCTCATATTTATTCTCCTATATTTTGATTGTTACTTTTTTATTTTAGCATATTAGCAATAGTATTGTCAAACTTAGAGTCTAATGACTTTATATCTTCGTCTGACATATCACCAATGTCTTTGTATTTATTATCTAGTTGTATTACAGAAACACGAGAGCCAAGCTTATCCAAAAGCTTTTTCTTCATATTGCCGCCTGCTTCATCATTATCTGCAATAACAATAATGTTATTGAAATACTTTTGAAGAAGTTCTATTTGCATACTAGAAACATTTGCTCCTAGTGTGGCTACTGCTGCTAGGCCGACTTGGTCTAGCCTAATTGCATCAAAGGATGATTCTACCACATAAACCTGCTCTGCAGTTTTTACACGGTTTATGTTAAACAAAGTTTTGCTCTTAGGCAGGCCTGTACTATTTTTAAACTCTTTGCCCTCAATAGATCTTCCAACAAACCCTAAAAGAATTCCGTCTGGTGAGTGAACTGGGACAGTCACCATATCAAAATTTGCTGAAAAACCTAGTCCAAATTTTATCATAGATTCTTTATTAATTTTTCTGCCATTAAAGTAAGTGCTGGCTCTTGGAGAATCCATGGCTTGCAAGTGAAGTTTTTTAATTTGAAGCTCATCATATGCTACATACTCTTGCCTGGTGTGCAACTGACGAGTCATCTCTTGTTCTAGATCTGTTTCTTGTTCTTTGCTTTTAATAAAACGAACTGACTCAAAGTATGTTCTGCCAGAAGTAAACATTGTAAACTCAACAAGGTCAGAAGTTTTTTGACAGGAAAAGCAAAAGAATATGCCACTGTCTTTATTTATTTCTCCAGCTGGACTGCGGTGGTTATTATGAAACGGACAAAAAATTATAAAGTCAGAATCTAGCTCAGTCTGAACCTCTATACCCGATCCCGCAAGAACTCTTCTAACTTGCTCTTTTGTGTATAGATTACCTTTGTTCCGTCTAGTCCTATTATCCACTGTGTTTTTTTCTTTCCTACGTATATTCCATATGTCGTTAATTTAAATTCAAATATTTGTGCTTCTTTATTATACCGTATTGTGAAGTCTGGGTCAATGTCTAGTCTTGGCACATACCCCAGAGTTTCCATCTCAATTACTAATAGCTTTATATATTCTGTTTTTAGTCGTGCAATTGTTGAGTCGTCGTAAATGCTTCCATCTAACGAAAAACTCTTAATCGGTTTATGGTGTAAATTGTCCATAAACCATTATAACTACTTATCTTCATAATCCTTGTACTTGTACCAGCCTTTGTCAAAGTCTGCCTGCACAAGGAAGTCTCCCATAAATCCATTACGGTTCTTTCTGAAAACACATTCTAGGATATCGCTATTAGCTGCTCTACCCATTGCTAGCACCCAGTCAGCATCGTAGGCAATCTGGCGTGACCAAGCTGTCTGTCCCAGCGTAGGTACGGTATCAAGTTTTGTAACGTCGTCTGGTGTTGCAGACGAGATAGCCATGATTGGAACCTCTTCTCCAATAGCCATAAGCTTTAGTTCACGAGACAGGTTTTTCATTCTCACAGTTTCATTATCTGACTTTTGGTTAGGGCTCATTAGCTGTAGGTAGTCAACAATGACAAAGTCTGGCTTATACTGATCTATCTTTCCACGAAGAACTGACGGAGTAATGTCTCCACCAGTATCATTAGATATGATATGAAACTCTGGCTTACCCTCAACATTGACCTTGTGCCAACGCTTTAGGTCATCAATATTTATTTCTCCGTTACTTATCTTACGGTGTGACCAAAGGCCTTCACCCATAATTGTAAACACACGATTACGAACTTCTGTCTCTGACATCTCAAGGCTAATAACCATGGGAGACTTACCCTGTTTCCAAGCCTGAACGGCAAAGTACAGGGATAGCCAAGACTTACCAATACCTGGGTAGGCAAGAAAGACTCCTAGTTGCCCTGGCATAATTCCAGAAGGTAGGTAGTTATCGAAGCCTGGTAGCCCAGTCTTAATTCCTAGTATACCTAATGCTTTTTGCTTCTGAACATTTTCAAAGTAAGCTACTGCAGAATCAATATCTGTAACATCAATGTCACGAATAACTGCCGTGTTCTTTTTTAGCTCTGAGGTTTTTGTAATTAATTCTTCTAGGGCTTCTGGTCCCTTACCTCCCTGGACATCAGCAGCTGTTGTCATAAGAATATCTTTTAGGCTAGAGTTAAGATACTCTGCTTGCAATTCTTCTAGGTGGTGCTTTGTTGATCCCACGTCTTCTGTAGTAGTAAAGTCTCTAAACTTTTCTAAGACTAGGCTTACTGGAGGCACAGATGCGTTTACTTCAGAATACTTTCTGATAAACTGCCAAACATCAGTATGAGTACGTAATAGGTTTTCTACGTTTGCCTGTAGCAAAACATGAACCTGTTTGTCTTTTAAGACTGCAGATATTAGTTTTGCTTCTACGTTACTCACTTAGCCACTCCTTTGCTTGTTTTCTTCTCTCGGCACGTTCTCTTAAATCTTGTACTAATCTTTCCCTGGAAGTTATAATAGTGTCTGCATAGTTTGCAAAATATTTCCAGTTAGGGTTTGGGCTTACCTCAAAGTAATAGTCTAACATATCATAGCAGACCTCTAGAGTGAAAGACTCTATTAAAGCATCTGCTGCCCACTGCTCTACGTTTAGATTGACAATAGGCTTTTCTTCATACCTGGCTTTGTGTAGCTTAGCGTACCTGCTAAGTAAAGCCATTCGGTATTTACGTTCGGCCATTACTTGCTGTCAATTTCAGAAGAGGCTTCTTTAACCTTTTCTGCTAGCTTGTTTTCTACAAATTCATAGACACGCTCAAAGGCTTCGCCAGTGTTTTCGTTGTCTCGCTTGCTATCTGACACTTCTAGGTCAATCCTTAGTGATTGAAAATTGCCAAGATTAAGCGTGTATCCTAGTCCAACTTTTACTCTAGTGCTTTCGTTTTCCATACCCATATCTTTCTATTAAATGGACTCAGACCAAATAGGAATAAATCTTCCGTCTTCTGTCTTCGTATAAGTCAGTATACCATCTCCCATACGCCTTGTCAACTCCTGTCGACTAGGGGTTATGTCATTAGTAATTAACTTATCATTTCTTGGTCTACCCATGTGGTAGGTAGCCAGTATATCACGAATTTCTTTTACTTGTGATTCTGAGTAATAGGATCTAACCTGCCACCCAGTTTCCCCACCTTTTTGAGATCCAGTGGGGTGAGGGATAATTCCACGCTTCATTAAGCTGGGCATATATTTTTTGTGACGATTTACAAGTTCTGCTGTTTGGCCAACAGTGTAGGCTCTTTGTCTATTTTTCTTAAAGTCTGAAATTAGGCAGCTTTCAATTCTGTCTTTTACTATATTAAAAACCGACATAATTCCATTAGATTTATTTAGGTGGTGTACTCTTACTAACTCACCGTTTAAGAACCAAACCTTTTTATTTCCTGGTATAGATGGAAGAGCATTATACTCTGCCATGTCTACCTGGCCGTGTCTCTTGGTCATTGCTAGTTTGGAATACCCACAGCAATAATGTGAACTTTGACAGCTAGCTGTCCTGCTGTATTGAATCGAACAATACCATTTACCCCTGAGTTAGTCACGCTTGAAATAACTACAGAAACATCTTTTCCAGAAGACGTTCCTTCAATAAGAACTGGGGTAGCAGTAACAATAGGAGGATATTTGTACTCACCTTTAAAGGAGTATGAAAAAGCTTGATCTGTTTCTGCCGTCACTGTTGTTAGTGTTGGATAGATGATCTCTTCTCCAGCAACAACCTTAGTGTCTGTTAATAGTGTACTTTGTTTTCCTTCTGCTGTATCTATAGATGCATACTTATATCTTGCAGAAGAAATCTGAGAAGACAAATCATTAATCGCTTCAACTATTTGATATACATAGTTTACGTCTAGAGGCTGTCCTCTATCTGGTGTTGGTATTCTGGCCATAATTAATTATACCACTTATTCCGCTAAAAATCTACCACTTAAGCTGGTGGGTTTAGCTCTAGGTCTGGGAACTCTTGTTCTCTTAAAACTTCACAAAAAACAATTGTATATCCGCAAATACCACAGGGGTGTGAGGTACTTGACCTTTCAAACCAAAAAGATGTTGCCTGTTCAAATGTAGGGCATTCTGTGTTTGTGCACTTCATGCTTAATAAATATTTAACCATTTTTTCCTTATATCTTAATTATATAGTTTACCACAACGTATGGCTGTAATACGTTTACTGGAACTACTCCGCCAAGTCCATCTCCGCCTACAGAACTTGTTGTAAAAGCGTGATCGTGCGATGCACTTCTTCCATTGGTTGTGCCAGAGTGGCTGTGGGTGTGGACCCAGGCGTCGTATGACGCAGCTCCAGCAATGTTTGAGCCGCCAGAACGGTATGAGCTTCTAAAACCAGAACCAGCACCAGACCCAGAGCCTCCAGCAATAACAGAAGCTGAGCCAGCACCATGAATATTTAATATTGCCTGGTCACTGCTTGTACCAAACGTGTGGGTATGCTCCTGAGTTTCTGCAGCTGTTGTTCCTGTGTGATTGTGAGATGGTATATTTGTAGCTGTTAGAGATACGGCTTTGGCACCACCAGTTTCTCCAAGAACATCGAATTCAGCATCTGTTCCCCTACCCACAGGAATTCTGTTTTGCAAATTTGGCAAATTAAAAGTTGTAGTTCCATTTCCAGCACCGTAGGCTATTCCAATAGTAGTGAACAAAGAGCTGTATGTTGTTCGTGACACTGCTGCTCCATCACATAAAAGATATCCTGGGGGTGCTGTTGCACCAGCAAATTGAGAAATAATTCCAGGAGCACCACCGCCAGTTGCGAGAGAAATCCCCTGAAGACTTGACCACGGAGTAGTTCCAGTTCCCACTTTCAAAATTTGATTTGTGACATCAAACCCCGCTTCGCCAGCTGCAAGGACTGTGTTTTTTGTAGCCCAATTTGCAGCAGTATCATTTCTAAACTGTATTAAATAGCTCATGCACTACCACCGCTAATGCTTGGCTGTAAAGATTTTTCAGCTGTAGATATTGTGAGGGTAGGGCTCTCAATCTTTTCTGTTCCAGCTAGCTGTATGGCAATTCTTATATCTGTAGCTCCGTAGCCAATTGCAGTTAAGCTAAGTGGCTGTAAGAATCCGTATGTGTGTATTGGGGAGGATCCTTTAAAAAAGTAATCCCCCCACGTACCGCCAATTTTATAGCTAACAAAAATATCATATAATGCTGCCTTGTTTGCATCTCCCCAGGTTACAATGATGTCTGATGGAGTAACCTCAATATTAGAAGTAACAGTTTTAATAAGACTTGTTGCATTTAGGGTATAAATGGGAGACCAATGAGACGTTCTGTTCCTGTCGTTTGAAATAATCCTATATCTAATTAAGTATTTTCCATCTGGAGTTAATGGTGGAAGATCCTTTTTTTCGATAGTTACTTTTTTAGCTGGCATTGTCAATGTCCAAATCAACGTCTAGTGCAAATCGAAATTCTACTAGATTTGAAGTATTCGAAACTTTTACTACAGGAAGAGAGTCTTGAGACTTCACTACAGAATAACCTGTCATTCCGTATAAAGGGTTGATAGATGATACGTTTTCTAGTCTAATTGCGTCAAGAGCTACGTAATAGTCTGAGGTCGGTGTTCCGCCAGCCCCCAAAACAGATGCCCAAATTTTTACAACATTAACTGAGTTCCATGTAAAGATTGTACTTTTTACTAGCTCGTCTAGCCTTTTGGTAGCAACAACATATCTATTGGTTGAAAAGTCGTGCTGACCTTCACCAGTTCCATTAGTTAGATCAACTTGAAGCTGGGCATAACTTGTTGCTTCGCCAGCGTCGTTGTCTGCAAATTCAACTAGAACTTTTACACGAGATGGGTGAACTTCGTTTGAGGCATCTTTGCTGACAACAGAAAATGCAAGCTTTAGCTCGTCCATTGCTGAGTTTTTGTTAAGATCAATACTTGCTGCAAGCAAATGTATGTGATTAGACCCAGAGCTGGCTACCATTTTTGATCCTGAAGGAATTGATAATGTTGACTCATCTCCAGATATAAAAATACTGTTATTAAGATATCTGCAGGACTCGTATCTTTCTAGCCTCTGAATGTCCAGCAAAGTTTTATTATCTGCATTAGTTTGAAAAACTTTAGAGTCCTGAGTAATTATTTCTGGATCTGTAGTAGCTAATGGTACGTTAATTATAGGAATTGCTGTAGCATTTGTTGCTGTGTGATGTTCCCAATTTTCTGTTGTTGAAAAAGAATATACCATTTTGCTATCATAGGCTCCCGCTGTTGGGTTTGATGCAGCAGAGTAAACACCTATTTCTGTAATCTCATATCTTTCAACTGTTGGCAACTCTGCAGTCAAAACAATCTTAGACGCACCGTCTTCATTTACATATCCTTTTGAGCTAATGGGAACACGAAACATTTCAAACTCTAGATTTTTCTTTTCTAGTATAGAAGAAATTTCATTATTGTTGGGTTCGTGATCTGCTGAATTTGGTTTAGTTCCACAGCCAATAGCAATGTGTGTTGCGTATGCTGGAGCTTGACCAATAAGGTATTTGGCTAGCAAGTTTTTTCCAACGTTTGTAATCATGAGCTATAGTCCTCCATATATATTGTAGCATCAAAAACTTTTCCAGAAGAGACCATTTGAACCTCTATTTCGTAATCTGCCTTAATGTTAACCACATCAATTATAACATTTTCTGTAGCTGAATCAATGTATGCAACCAGGGGCGGTAGTTCATTTGTCGTTTGCTGTATGTGATTTTCTAGCTTGATTGGAAAATTCTTAAAGTACGAGTCCGCAGAATCTGGCATCTTTACCATATTTTGTGGATTATAATCAATAGCTAACTGAGAAATGTTTTTTATTGGTCTGTAGACTATGTTCTGTCCATTGACTGTATCATGTCTAACTAGACTAATTAGCTCTAATCCCCCAATTTTTTCTAAAGTTAATTTAAGTATTAGATCAACTGGCAAGTCGTTTATATCAATTAAAACATCTGATGGCGTTGCGTACTTAACTGGCTCCCTTGCAGAAACCACTAGGGGTTTAGGCATTCTAGCAATTGCTTCTTGCCTTGCTTGCTCTGCAGCTGCTGCCGCAGCTTGCCTATCTCTTTCTTCTTGCTCGGCTCTTTTTCTATTTGCTTCGTCTATAGCTGCCTGAGCTGCTGCATTTGCAGCTGCCTGAGCTGCTGCCTGGGCTGCTGCATTTGCTGCTGCCTGAGCTGCTGCATCTGCTGCTGCCTGAGCTGCTGCCTGGGCTGCTGCATTTGATGATGTTGTATTTGCTGCTTCCTGAGCTGCTTTGGCTGCTGTTAGCCTATTTTGAGCAGATGTCACAGCCCCGAGATAAAATTTTCTATCGCTAGAATCTTGAGTCTTTTTTGCAACGTAAGCCGCTTCTGCACGTTCTATGGATCTTTTGTTTTTTGATGCTATGGCACTGTCAAGTGCAGCTTTAAGAGATGATAAAGGGGCGTCAAATCTTCTTAATTGAGCTTGAGCATTATCAAGCATTTGCTGTGCTGCGGCAACTTCTGCACTCATTTTTACACCTCACTCAAATATAAACTCATGCTTGGTCCAGAGCTATCTTTTTTATAATCTATGCTATAAACAACAAATCTTTTTTCTGGATCAAAAGTTACTTCATCAGAACTATCAGAATAGTCTATGGACACGATATCTCCTAGCTGTATTGTTGGGTTAGCAAAAATGCTAACGCCTACGGACCTTCTCGGTTTCATAATTTTTGATATTAACCATTTCATTAAGTTGTTAGCTGCATCAGCACTTTGTATATATATAGAGTCCAACAAAAACTGATTTCTTCCATATGTTATTCTACTAGATTTAATGTCATTATACAATTCTTTTTGTGTTCCTGGAGACAGGATGGTTAGGTCTTCTTTTAGTTGTGGATTTGAAAAGTTTGAAGTTTTTTCAAAATAATTATCAACAGTTAAATCATAGCGAGAATCTTGAGTAAATGTTATTCCTTGAATTCTTAAGTAGTTTCCAACTGTTTCATCTAAGAATAAGAATGTGTCTGTAGCGTTAAAGATTAAGAACTCTGCACCATATGCTCCAGCAAAGAATCCAGAAACCGTGTATCCACGAAGCTTGTTAAATGTTGGAGATATTGATGCGTATAAGGCTGGATAAGCCTTGTCATACTTTACATTAAAGTATGCCATCTCCCTAAAGATACTGCCGAACTCTTCATAAAACATGTTATATTTTGGTGGCTGAGATGGGTCTATTCCAGAAAGGTATGTAGGTTGAACAATACCATTGATCGAATATTTCCTAAATGCTTCATTAGATGATATGTCAGATTTGTTTGTAAAAATTTCATTTGCAATTGGGCCCAGAGAAACGTCAGAGTTTTGACTATAGTTGTTAGTTAAAGCATAAACATTTTCAAACATGCAGTGAGACGCTCCACGAACAAACAGTGCCACATTGTTTACATTATTTAGGGGGAGTGGGTCTGGATCGTCAACTACCGCTATCTGAGTATCATTTAGGTATAAGAAAAATCTTCTAGAATTTCCTACTGGTTGATACTCTATAGCTAGATCATAAACAGTTGTCAGCTCTTCAGCCACTACCCTTGACTGGCCAGCAAAGTTTCCATCATCAACAATAATAGAGGATAGACCGCTCCAAAGCTTAACTGGTATTCCGTCTTCATCTCTTGTCAAAACCCATTTTGAGTTTTCTGATCCTGGCGTTGTTAGCGTATAATATCCATTTTGAGAAGGATCTTTTTGTCCAATTAAAGAAACTCTTTGACCAACTTGAACAATGGATGGTGCTATTCCTCCAGACGGCAGGATAAGTTCTCCATCCTGAGAAGCTGTTATAGTAGTAGGCGTTGCGGCACCAGGCAAGTTATTGTCTAGGGTCAGGCTTGTTGCTGTTGGCGTTGGGTCTTTTGTCGGATCTCTTAGAGGAGTCTGAATGTCATAGCTTGTGTTTTTTAATATTTTATAGAAAAATACATTAGCCACTCCGTCTAAGTCAAAGGTAGAAGGAAGCAGCGATATGTTTTCGGTCTGATTGATTCCAGTGGTGTCTTCAACTGTAAATCCAAATCCAGATATGGTTACTGCTGCTGATGTTGCCCCAGTTACGGTCCAGGTTCCGAGTGCATATGTAGGCAGATTTACAGGACTAGAGCTAGCTGGCTTTCCAGAATCAAGAATAATTTTAGATCCGACTGGGTAGCTTTTACTTGCTGAGCTAACGTACACAACAGCAGAGTTAGAGCTAGTGGCGTTAAATCGTGTAACATTTTTTCTAACTCTAGAGCTATTTAGCTTATACTTATCTATATTTTTTTCTGATAAAGCTGCTATCTCAAAGTAGTATCCGTTGTTATTTTCTGGATTTAAAAGTGTCGCAATTCCACCGCTTCCACCAGAAATAGTTTTATTTTCATCTGGGGTTGTGGTTTCCACATTAAAGTATGTTGTTGCTCCTGAAGCATTCTGAATTGACTTATCATTGTTTTCAATTTTTCCGATAATTCTCATTCTTGTTCCAAAATGTTTAAAAGAATTATTTAATGGTTTATTTACGTAAGAAATAAAATCTATTGGAGAATCTTCTGAAGAAAACGATGGTCCATTAAATACCAGGGCTGATGCCTGAACAGTTTCTGATGTAGAGGAAAGCTGATTCTTGCTAGATAGCTCTTCGTTGTGAGAAAAAGATAGATAGTTTTTTATTACGCTAGACCTTGAAGACTGAGTAGCTAAAGACTTTCCTACTCCAGCTGATCCTGTGCTAATGTCCCCAGTAAATGCAAAATTTCCAAACAAGTAGTTTGACTTCATTTTACATCCATAAACATTGTCGTTGCTTGTCCACTCAGGGCTTAGTCCTGCAACGTGAGGCACGATCTTTGTACCAAATTGTTCTCTGCCGTGTTTAGCTACCTCACCGTTGGACATTCTGGTTATGCCATTAAAAGTTTCGTAGTTTGGCTCTGCATAAATTCTTACACGTCCAGTTGGATAGATTTTTCCATTAAATGATAGCTTAGAGAAATAGTCTTCGTATTCTTGTGGACTTGTTATCCAAACGTTTCCTCCAGTAAAAGTAGATCCTGTTACGCTTGATGGCAAAACCGAAACGTTATACTCTACTGCATCATACCTTATAACTTCTCCAGCAGAATAAAAATATCCATTGTATCTTCCGATAAACAAAACTCCATCTCCAAAGTCAATAATGTTATTGACAATTTCATGATTTACGACCCTAGGTATTTGATCATTCAAATCTGAGTTCAATGGAATAGCTGCTAATGCGTATTTGTTTCCAGTTGCTGTTTGTCCATTTGTAGGCTTTATATTTTCTGTTCCTGAAACTTCCCAAAGCAATGCTGGCTTGTATATCCAGGAAATATTTTTATCTGCAACAAAGGCTTGCTTTAGAGACCCCATAGATTTCTGAATGTACCTTGCTATATAACTTATCTTGCCGTCGTTAAAAACATTATTGTCCTCTGAGGCTATATCTATAATATTTTCTTTATCTGGAATGTTTGTATCTTTGTTAGAGCCGAGCAACACTATATCCGTAGCTCTTTCCTGTTCCGTTGGCAAAGAGTAGTTTCGACTCATCATAACAAAATTATTATATTCATCAAAGTACATTGCTGTTTGTGTAGCTATAGCAAGATTGTTTAACACTTCTGCAATAGTCTCTTCTGGGGAAACAAAGAAATACGGAATTATTGGATCACTTTCTCCATCCACTCTTTTGAAGGAATAGTTGCTAAAACCTATGCTATCAAAAATTGTTGCAAGTGCATAAGACAACGAAACATTTGGAATTAAAAGTTCTGGGGCCAGCTGCGACTCAAAGTAAAAGAAGAGGTCTCTTAGTGATAATCTAAGCTCTCTTGTTTTAAGATTAGTCTGAGGGAAAGATTCTGAGTATAAAGTTTTTATTGGTACATAAAAACTTTTCTTAAATCTGTTATTGTTGTTATCTAAGATTTCAACGTCTGAAATTATCTCATAAAACTTTATTTGAATATTTTTATTTATGTATTTTGATACAATACTTCCCTTTCCAGTTTTTGGGTTCCAAACGTTGTTTGGGTTAAAGGACTGGTCATAATCGAATAAGGATAAGTCTCCAGTAGATGCTAGTAATTGACCTACTGGTAAACCACTTACCCCTAGGTCCGAAGCATTTTTAGTTACTGAGTATGAGATTGTTTTTTCTGTTAGGTCAACGGCAAGTCTTGGGGAAAGTTCTATTAGATCAAAGGTTGACCCAAACTTATTCATTGTATCTACGACAAGCCTAATTCCAGAAATAAAAATAAATTCTTCATATCCTAGTACTCCAGCTTGTGCTGTGCTATATTTTTTAGGAGTCGTAGTGTCAGTTACGAAGTTTGTTAGCTGGTCTACATTTTCATCTACCACATACCACCCATACTCTGGGGTGAATTCAAGATACCGATCGTTTTCCCAAATATAGTATTTTCCAATATCATTTGAGCTTCTTTTAACCAGGTAAGCCTGGCCGTTTTCATTATTTGGTGGAAGAATAGTTGTAGAAGCTACAACTCCATTGCTTATAAAGTTTACCCTGAATCTTTCTGGCACAATAAGCCCGTAGCCAACTTCTAGATATCCATCTGTACCGATTATTGGCTGGCCATTACTTCGAATAGAATTATTATCAAAAGATATTGCGTCTACCCAAACATTATTTTTTAGATACTGAACCTTCCATTTTACTGGAGTTGTTTTATTCTGTTCTCCAAATAGTGGGTCTGTAAAGAATCCAGCTGGTCCAGAGAATGGCCCTAGGTCAACACTGCCTACCCCAGTTTGCATTTTTACAACAACCCTGTTTACTGGAATTTCTTCCTTGTACACAACATAAGGAGCAACGTCTTCTATGTTATGGTTGTTATTAATAGTATTATTTGCAATTCCATACTCTTTTCCATCTTCAGTTCTATAAGAGGTCCAGTATTTAAAGTTATCGTTTTTGTCTGGCATGTAGTATCTTGGTCTATTAAACATGTCAACATTGCTATGATGAAGATATTTTCCAGTAATTCCATACCTAAGTTTATTAATTCCAGATCTAGGTCTAAACTTACCAAAGCAATCTTCCAGGGAAAACAAAAGCTTTTCTTTTTCTTTTTTGGGTTTAAAGATAACTGGTGTTTGCCCGTCCTCTTTAAATCCTCCATCAACTAGTATGTCTGCATCGGTTGCCCCAGTGTAAAAATTTCCTACGTCTTTAGGGTCGTAGATGTTTGGAATTGATCCGTATTTTTGAGTAACTCCTAGTAGAGGTCGGTAGCGATAGTTTCCAATATCAGCGATGTTTTCAAAAAAATTCATGTTCCATTCAGCAATGACTGCAGCACGAGATTTGATTGTTGAAGATGTTTTTAAATGATCGCCTAACTCTTTGCTGTCAAACATTTAAACCTCTTCTAGACTTACGCTAATATTCCATAAATCATGATTAGAGCTACCACGTTTTTCAACTGAGTATGTAAAGCTAGAAATATACATTTCAATAATTTCATTGTACTGTTTTAATCTAGAATATTTTTCTGGGTCATTATTAGAAAATTCTGTATACTTATCGTAAGCAAGGTATACATAAAAAGACCCTTTGTAAGAATTGTACCAGTCTAGTATTTCTAGACCACCTGCTCCGCCGTCAGACGTAAACTGCTGATCTTTGTAGTATGGAGAGCCGCTGAATTGCTCTACAATCTTTTTTGGTGTTAGGGAATTGTTGTCGTGATCTATTTCTCTAACCAGAAGCTTGTCTGGTGTTGATGGATTCTTATCGTGGTCTACAGATTCTACTAAGCCTTCCGCTTTTCCAAACTCATTAAATCCTGGAAAGTTTGAAAAAGATCTAGATGGTAGCATAGTCCAGGATGTGGAAAGCTCTATCTTATCTGCAACATGATAAGACCTCATTCTTCCATTTATCATTCTTTCTCTTTTTTCAATCCTTAATGAATTAAATTGCAAGGAAGATCTGTTGTCATCTGATAATATTAAAAACTCACCAATTAGTTCTTCTTCTGTTGCATCTGTAGGTCTAATTTGACCAACTTCAAATCCTGAAGGAATATACAAGCCTTGCTCAGAAATACCTGGATTATTTGCCCAAAGCATAGCTTGTGGACGACCGTATTTTTTTCTATTAGTCATGTATGCATTAGTTGCCATCAGAACCTATTGCTCCTTATTCTTTGAGAATCAATGTTGCGAATCTGCCCCATTACAGTTTGTGCAATTGCGTTAGGGTCTGACTGAGAAGCAACATTTACGCTCAAGTTATAATTATACACTGAACTGGAAGATATTGGGGTAACTTGACTTGATATTACAGAACCCTGGCTAATTGAAACTGGAGAAACTTGAGTATTAAAGCTTGGAGAGCTAAAGTTTTGTGCAGTAGGCCCCCCTGAGAATGATCCCGCTGAGAATGAGCCAGAGTTAATACTATCAAACAGCTTGGTTCCAAGTTCTTTGACTCTTTGAGATTTTACAACATATTCTCCTGGAGAAAGCATTGCTGGAATTGTGTCTGTGCCCCTGCTTACTAGGCCTCCATTAGCAAAGTATCTTGGCATCCATTCTGAACGATTTTGGTAGCCACCAAGGCCAGGTACGCTTTGACGATATGATGGAGTAAGATCAGGTCTTCCTTCACGAATTAAACCATCTATCATTTCTCTATTGTAGTCTTTACCTTTTAATTGCTGGAATCCAGTTTTTGCTCTTATACCTTGACCAATATCAAAGTGATAGATTTTCTGACCCGTTGCTCTATCGGTTGTTACTCTCACAAGCTTCATGTTTTGACCTCTTGCAAGAAGTCCATCTACTACGTTAGAAGCTGGCGTTGGAAGTATTTTATTTATGTCTTCTACACCTGGAATGTCTGACTTTACGTTAAACTTATACAATGGGTAAAGCGGTAATCCATTACCTCCACGTCTTCCTCCAGTTTGAACAGTTCCTTTAGCCATTCCCTCTAAAAACTCTTTACTTGAAGCAGTTGTAACTGACATAAACCTATCTAGGGTAACTGACTGACCTGGTTTTAAAAGTTTTAAAATTTCAGCATCTGACTCATTGGCCACTCTAACTAGAGGAGTTCCCTTTGAAATTCCAAGACTATTAGATTTAATTATATTGTCAATGAAGGCTCTGTTGCGATCATAGCTACCAAACAATGTGTGTGCAGCGTTGCGAACATAGCCATCCATTGTTGCTATTTCATCTGGGTCTTTAAGAACTTGGGGATTTGGGTTACGCTTAAAGTTTATAAAGTTTTTTAATGCAGATGTATTCTTGGTTGCTTGTGTTACAGCTTTAACTCCTGTTGAAACACCCCTTCCTCCAGGAATAAAGTTTAATGCTCCCAGTCCAAGAACCATAGCGTCTGCTGATGTAGCTTTTCCTTGACCTACATTTATTAGAGATTTTGTAATGTCAATGCCTTCTTTTGCCATTGAAATAAGGGGAGAAATTTTTGCTCCAAAGTCTAAAGCTTTTTCAAACATAGATGGTTTAGGTGTTGCTGCTGGTGGTGGGGTGTCGTAACCTCTGCCTGATGGTTTTGCAGCTAATGCCCTTCTTTCAGCTGCATCTGCTGAAATCCTACCTACTGGTTTTGCTGGGGTAGACTTAGAAGATCTACCACCATCTCTCATCATTCCACCCATCTTAAATCCTGGAAGCTCTCCAGAGTTAATAGAGTCTAAGAATCTTTGACCAAATTTGTTTACAGAAGCAGCCTTAATTACGTATTCACCATTAGAAAGCATAGCTGGAATTGAATCGGAAGTTCCCGTTCCTGGTCCAGAAATAAGACCGCCAGCGGCGTACCTGTTTCCGTAGGGATCAAACATTGCCCCTACTCCTATTTCACCGCCCCAAGGTCCGAAAGATGGGTTCCAAACATCGGGAGGAAGGGATGAAACTGAAAGAGCTATAAGTCTGTCAGCTTCAGCTTTTGTTACTTTTGAAAGAAACTGTGCAAGTCTTCTGTCTCTTGCATCGGCACCGCCGCTATCTGCCCCAGCAGCCTTTAAGGCTCCAGCCATAACTGGGGGATGAATATTCATTTGTGCTCTAAGTCTTCTTCCGTGAGAATTTGGTTCTGGGAAGGTAATAGTAGGCTTATCAGGAATAATTTCATCTTCTTCTTTGCCACCATCGTTATAGGTAGTTGCGGGAGGAACCGCACCGTCAGTAACAGTCTGTACTGTTAGGGTAACAACTTTACTTTGAATTCCTGCCAAAGCATCCTTTACGTCTTGAACAACTGCAAGGGCTTTATCCATATCATCTTTGTATCCAGCACTGCTTATTCTTGCTAGATCAATACCATTTTTTATGTTTTCCCATTCAGCCTTTGTTCTTCCCAAAACTTTTTCTTCTTCGAGTTTTGCTTCTAGCTCTAGATCAGCCAGCCTGACTCTTTCTGCTGCTGGCTCCAGAGCACTCTCTTCAATTTCAAGTATTTGATTTGTAAGCTGTTCAATTCTTTCTTCTATTTCAATTCTGGATAGTCCAGCTTTTCCTCTAATTGATTCAAGTAATGATTGTCTACCCTCGTTAAGTGCGTCAGTCTGACCTGTAAAGTATGAAGAAGCTGAGCTCTCTCTTACATCTTGAACCGCTCTTGCAGCAGCAGCAAGGTCTCCACGAGTAATTGCTTCTGCTACTGAAAGCTTGCCCTTTTCTTGGTCTAGTACTTGCTGGTTTGCCTTACGAACCCTCTCTAGTGCCTCTAGCTTTTCATCGTAGGTTTTATTAATAGCATTCTCTTGATCTTCAATACCTCTAAGATCTGCATCATAGTCATCAAGCTGGTATCTTATTGCATCTATTTGGTTTTGAGCGTTTTCAATAATTGCTTGGTCATTAGCTATCTTGAATTCGTATTCTAGAGTTAGCTTTCTTTCTCTAACATCAAAAGATTCCATTGCCCTGTTAAAGCCTTCTTCAAATACATCTTGAAGTCCTTCTGGGGTTAGTCTTGCAGCTTCTTCCATAGCTGCTTTAGCATTTCTAAGCTCAGCAAGCATTGTGTTAAGCTGATCTCTAGTTACGTTTCCAGTTGCCACTGCAGAAGCTACGGCTGCGTCTTCTACGGCTTCATAGGCTTCTGCAGCAGAGAATCCAGCAGCTCTTAGTTGATTAAAAGCTAGTACTTGGTTTCTTGATTCCTTTGCAGATTTTTGCTGATTGCTAACATACTGTCCTAAAGCAACTGCAGCCAAAGCCTTGCCAATATTTTGTAGCTGTGCTTTAAATCCTATAATTTCTCCAGTTTGCTTGTCAAAGTTAAACAGGGTATTCTTTTGTTTTTCAAAGTCTTCTGGGCTCATTCCAGCTATTAGGCTAATTAGATCTTCTTCGGCACCTAGCCTTCTCATGTCGTTTTCAATACCGCTGAAAAGATTAATTCCAGCTCCGCCACCAAAGAGTTTGTTGATGGCATCAGCCGAAGCCTCAAAGCCCTTTGCTACAGAAATTTGGTTTTTACGAATGTCTCTTAGCTTCTTTAGAATGTCATCTAGAGAAGACGCTGCTGGCCCACCGCTACCGCCACCAGGATCTAAGTCTTCATCTATAGGAGCTGTAGTATTATCTTTTTCTGTTTCGGTAGTTATAAAACCACTGTCTAAAGCAAAATCTGTAAATTCTTTATCTTTATTTCCTGGTTCGTTTAGCCACTCTCTATACTGGTCCATCATGGCTTCGTCGCCCTGAAGAAGCATTGTTGTAACAAATTGGGTCATAAAGGTTTTTTGAAAATTGTCTGGCAGCCCATTGAAATATTGTTCATATTCTTTGAAGTTGTCCATATTTTCTTCACCGATAAGATCGGTAATAACATCCATGCCCATTTTACCGTCAACAGAGTCTATGATCTCTTTCATTTCCAACATCTTGTCGGCGGCACCTTCATTTTCATTTAGGTATGTTAGAACTATTTCTGCATCTAGCACCCTAGATACTGACTCAAACATTTCTAGATATTTTCTAGCTTCTTCTGGAACATCGGATTTTGCAGCAATATTTGCCACAAAGTTTGTTTGCTGATCTAGAAGTGGCTCACCATTTTCATCTTTAAACATTTTCATTACGTTAAGGGTTCTGTTGGTATCTGCGTTGCCCAGATTATCCATTAGAGTAAAGGTTTTTGTCATCATGTCTGCGTCTGATCCAAAAACGTTCATAAGTTCTGAAATTACTAGAGGGTCTAGGTCACTGGCTAGTCCGACAGTAAGCATGTATTCTTGAGTCTCGTTTAGTCCACTTGCATCAATTACTTGTTGTCTGGCTCCCATAGCAAGAGCTAGACCTTCGGGATCGTCTGCAAACCTATTTTCTATACTCTTTTTTGCAGCATCTTGTAGGGCCATTTTTCCAGAAAAGTCTGCACCCTCAAAAGAGCTGGCTATAGCTGCTCGTGTTTCTGCTCCTTGTTCCAGCAAAGCTGATCTGTCTATCATATACTGGTTTGTAAGACGTTCAGCTTTTGCTAAGTCTCCTGCAGCTTCTGCTATAGAAATTCTTTTTTCATAGTCTAGGTCTAGTGAGTCCAAAAGTTGCTGCTGTTGCTGTAATGCCATTTTTGAGCTTGCCACAACAGCTGCAGAAGCAGTTCCCATGTTGGCAAAAGCACTAACAACTTTTGGTCCAGTGATTGCAAGACCCGCAATGGTTCCTGCAACTCTACCGATAGTAGCACCTATTGCAGTTCCTGGACCTGGAGCAATTGCTGTTCCTATTGCTGCACCCGCAATAGATCCACCCTGCATCATAGCCCCAGTTGAAAGGGCTGCATAGCCCAATTCTTCAAATGGATTTGGAAGTTCTTGTAGTTTTTGTGCTACAATACCTATCTGTTTTTCACTATCTTGAGCAAGATTTAGTCTGATGGTTAATGGGTCTTCTAAAAGGTTTTCCCCGTTTATTCCAAGAAGCTGTACGAGCCTTGCATTTACATTTAATCCAAAAGAAGTATCTCCAATTTCTTTTGCTATGTTAGAAACAATACTTCTTGCCTGTCCAGCATCTAAAGCTCCAGAAGATACGGCATTAACAAGCTGAGTAACTAGCTGATCCTCTGTAGCAGCTCTTCCAAGCTTAGAAATGTTTTCTCTAGTTGCAGCTGCCATCCCTTGGCCTTGTTCACTTTGAATAAAAGATTCTCCAAATGTGCTTTTACCTGTTTGAACAGCAAACGGCAAAAGAGCATCTGCTCTACGCTTATCCATAATTTCACCAGCAGATGCTTTTCCTGCAAACTCTGCAAAGCTTTCTACGGCACTATCTCCAGTTCCTAGGGCTTCATTAAGCTTTAGTGTGCTTGTTTGGGCCTGATCAAAAGCACTCTTAAGTGCAAAGGCACCTGCAGCTAGTGCTGTAAGTCCAATAACCACTGGAGCAAATTTTCCTGCCATTTGAGCCATCATCAATGGCATGGAAGCCATCATAGCAATTTCTGCTCCAGGACCGCCAGTCATTCCGTACATCATGGCTCCCATACCGACCATCGAAGCACCGCCTGCAACCTTACTACCTATTGCAGAAAAACGTTCTCTACGAGCTGCAGCTCTTTGCTTTTTTTCATCGGCTGCTATTGCTGCATTAGCAACCCTTTGTTTTTCGGCGTCTCTTGCGTTAGCTTCTGCTACTACAATTGCTCTAGCTCTTGATTTGTTTAGTTTTCTTTCATGCCTTAAAGCTTTACGCTGTTCTTCAGACATGGCGTCATATTGTTTTTGATTTATTCCATAACTTTGGGTTATTCCAGCAGCACGTCTGTCTCTTACTTCTTTTCTTGCTGCTGCACGTTCTCTAGATCTTTCATTAGTTTTATCTAGAGCCATTGTCTTCTTTGCTTCAGCTTCTGAAATTCTCTTGTTTGTATTTCTATCGTAGAAATGACCCTTTTCAGTTACTCTAACTCTTTCAGTACCGTCGATGTATGCTGATGTTGTAGCTTTACCAGCCTTAGTAACATCCTTTTCTCCGTCTTCAATTCCCTTAACTACACCATCTACCATATTTTCTGCTGAAGTTTCTACAAGCAGTTCAGATGGAGAATTTGATCTTGATGCAGTATTTAGCCCTCTTGCAAGCAGTGCTTCTGGAGATTCACGAAGAATTCTTGCATAATTTGAGAATCTGTTTGCTCTACCTGTCGTCGTCGACTCTTTATTTTGATTTTTAGCATCAATTAGTTGATTGGCAACTCTAGCTTTTTGATCACTAGTAAGGGTTTCTGATTGCATGATCGCATCAGCTTGGTCTTTTAGACTACCTGGAACCATTACGCTAACTTGATCTAAGAATCTGCTACCCCTTACTCTAGCAAAATCGTCTCCAAACAATCTTTGCATGAAGTTGGTGGCTTTATCTCTTCCATAAAAAATTTCCCTGGTTTTCTTTTGGAGATCTCCCCCAAGACTCTTGAGCCACGTCGTAGTTCTGCCACTAGAACTGGCTCCTCCTGGAACGGCTGGAGTCATTTGTAGTCCAGCTACAAAGTTAGAATCTTTAATAATTCTTCGAATTCTTGGATCTTCTATTTGAAAAACGGAATCCCTAGTTGCTCGACTATAAAATTTATTAGTTTCGTTTTCAGTAAGTTTTCTGCCAGGGTCGCTGGCTGCTGCAGCCTGTAACTGACTGGCATATGATCTTTCTACATTGCTGATGTATCTGCGGAGCTCGCTGTCTGGAATACCGTGGTTCTGTGGAAGTCTCGCTAAGATCCCAGATCCAAAAGCTCCTCTAGGCAATCTTGCAAGCTCATCAGCATGTTGCTGGGCGGTCAAGCCACTGGCTCCTACAGTTGCAGTCGCTACATTGGATTGCTTAGTAATTGTTTCTATAAGATTTGGGTATTGAGTAATCTTAGTAACACCCTTAGCCCTAAGTTCCTCAATTTCTGTTGTATATTCTCTCCAGAGCTTTTCTGCATCAATGCCTAGTCTGTCAAATGCTCCAGTTCTTACCCCCTTTGTCCACTCTCTACGAGCCAGCTCTGTGGCCTGCTCTAGGGTTAAGTTTCTAGTTCCTGAAGCCATGTGGCCAGAATTAACAGCCGTGCTGTGGGGGAAGTCAACTCTTCTATCTTCACCTGGTGGCTGTACGGGGATTCCACTAGGAACGCTTTGTTGATACCCAGGAATATTCTCAGCAATTATTCCCTTAATTAGGTCTTGATACTTTGCTGACTGCTTTGCTGGAATTACAGCTTCGCCAGGAGCAAGCATTGATGGAACAACATCCCCTGCACCCTTTGGTCCAGGTACTGAGAAGACTCCATCCTTGTACCCTGGAATACCCATTTGTTTAAACAGTCTTGCAGCAAGGTTTAATTTTGGTGGTGGGTCAGCAACTACTGGTCTTCTTATGTATCGCTCTTGCTTAATTCCGTAGTTACCATCTTTTTGCGTTACTGGAAGTTCGTTATTTTCATATCGATGGTTTATCCTATTTCCTTTTGCATTAAGAGTGGTTCCATAAAGTCCTGCGTTAGAAACAATAGACCTTAGTCTTTGAAGCATTGTAAACTTTGGCATTCCTACTGGAATTTTTAATCCTTGCTGACGAAGGGCTTGTTGCAATATTGGTATTAGTTGTGGCTCAGTTACAACAATTTTCTTAACATCTTTGAGAGTAAACCCGCCCATAATCTGAGCTTCAAAAAAGTCTTTGTCTTTTGATGTATAGGATCCCTTAATCTCATCTTTATTTCTTGTTCCTAGCTTAGCTGGTGTTCCAAATCTATCCAAAGATCTGTTGTAGCTATCTCCGTAAGTAAAAGTAGTTCTGTCTTTTATATTACGGTTTTTCAAAATCATTGCAGTATTGCCATACCTAAATGTTTTTGGGTTCATCAATGAAGCGTCTCTGTCCTTAAATATACCTTGATAAGCAGACCTTGTAAGGCTCCTGTCTTTCTTTCCAGTAAGTCTACTGAACGAGCTTTGCTTGCGTCCTATAAAGCGTTGACCTCTTTCTTCTTTAAACATATATCCATATGTTGGACGTTTTGAAGGATCTACATCTTGTGGTAAACCAAATAGTCTTTCTTCTGCATATGCCCTGTCTTTTTCGGTGTCTCCAGCATTACTTCTCTTGGTTTCAAATACGCTCTTGTACCTTTTGTCTTTGCTACCGATAAGACTGAGCAAATCTTTATCTTGCATTCTAACTGCAATTTTTGGATTAGATCTTATAAATTTGTTAGCAATAGAGTCTTGCCAGAAATTTGGCTCTGAGCCATGTGGTCCTAAACGGTTTCCAGTCATCAGCCTTAGAAGGCCTTCCCCTATTCCGTAATTACTGCCTTCTGGCTGAACCGCAGACTTAAACTTTGCAAATGGGTTACGGCCGAATCTAAATCCAGGAACGTTGTCTGCAATCATAGAAGAAATAAATCCACTGTACTTTTGAGCTTGTCTTGCAGGAATAACTGCCTCGCCTGGAGAAAGCATTGCAGGAACTATGTCCCCAGCACCTTTTGGACCTGGGACTGACAACACACCAGAGGCGTATCCTATGGCAGGGCCAGCTCCTTTAGGTGGTCTTGTTCTTGTAATAGGGGATCCAGTCATTGCAACTTGAGCGGCAATTGCTCTTCTGTAAGCCTCAGTTAGACCATTAACTGCTATTGCTTCAGAAGTAAAAGTTTGTCTTAGCTTTTGGTGCACTTGGTCTAGGGATGCTGCAACGGCAGAAGCTTCTAGCTGTTGCTGAGTCATGTACTCTGTTTGCATACCAAGCTGTGTACTTGCTGTGCCAGCTCTATTCATTGCAGTTTTAAAGAATACAAAACCCTTTACTACGTTGGCAACACCGTTAGCAATAAGACCAAAGCCCATCAAGAATACTGGTCCGATTACTCCAGCTATAGCAGTAAGGCCGACAACAAAGTTCTTTGCTCCGTCATCTAGCTCATCAAACTTTTTAAGAATCTTTGTTCCAAATTCTAGGATAGGGGTTACAGCTTTTAGGAATGCCTCTCCTAGTGGAATAAGAGTAACCTTTATATCTTCCAAAGCTTTTTGGAATTTAAACATTGGAGAGTCTTCAATTTTCTTAAGCTCTCTGGCGGATAGAACGGCAAGCTCTTCTGTAGTTGCATTAGCAAGACTTAAAACACGGCTTGCCTGATTACCCTCTTTAATAACGTTTTGAAATAATGTAGATAGACGAGAGAATTGGAACTTTCCAAATAGCTGTTCAATTGCTCTTGCACGATTTAGCGGGTCTAGGGTGTCAAGTGCAGTAGCAAAATCCATAACAAGACCTTTTACGTCTCCAGCGTTTGCCTCAACAATGCCTTTAATGTTAATCCCAAATCCTGCAAGCATTTCAGAAGCTCTGCCAGTTGGGTTAATCAAAGCCGCTAGACCAGACTTAAGTGCGTTTGCACCTTCTGAAGCGTTAATGCCACCTTCACGCATAGCAGTTAGGAAGAATGTTAGATCTTCTACGTCTCCACCTAGTTGCTGAACAACTGGACCAGCTTTAGGAATAGCAATAGTTAAGTCTTCAATAGATGTAATTGTTTGGTTTTCAACAGCGTTAAGAAAGTCAATTTTTCCTGCTAACTCTTCTGCAGAAACTCCAAAAGCATCTGTTAGTGATATTGTTGCTTGTAGTGCTTCTGCTTGCTCTACCCCACCGAGTACCGCTAGCCTTGTTGTTTCAGCAACTTGAGCATTAAGCTCTGCACCCATCTTTCCAGTAGCTGCAATGTCTGCGGCAAGCTCCATTGTTTTTGCAGCTGCAATTCCATACTTGGTAAATTCATTTGCAAGATTTTGGATATCCCTAACAGCTTTATCGGTTTCTTCTGTTGTGGTAAACATTTCACCATAAACACGCTTAAACCTAACAGCCTGCTTTTCCATATCCATGAATGTTTTTGCAGCTACGGTACCTAGCATTACAAGTGGAACAGTAAAACCAACCATAAGCTGACGACCAGCCCACTGAGTATTTTTACCAAAGTTTAAAAGATTAGTAGAACCCTGCTTAAGTAGCTGATTAAGTAGTGCTTGCCTTTGAGCAGCAATTTGGGTTTTTGTAGAAAGGTTTTCCATGTCAAGAGCAAGTGGTCTGACTGCGATTGCTCGCATAGCACCGTTTGCATCTCTACCCATCTTAATGTATTGAGTTTGCAAGTCTTTGACACGTTCACGTGCGACTTTGTTAATTGTATCAAATTCAGCCCTAAAAAATCTTCCGAAGCTTTTAGTTGCTGCTCCAGAATATCTGAAGTACTCCCCCATAGAGAGTTTATTTTTTTCAAGAGAGCTTGTAAAGGAATCTGTTGTCGTCTTTACATTTTTTATGGTAGCTGAAAACTGACCAGTTCTATTTATGCTGTTTAGCAGCGACTGCTGCATTTGCATTGAGGATGCACTAGCAGCAGCCCCAGATTTTGCCAAAGAGGTATGGAAGGCTGATATCTGTCGCTGAAGATTTTTGATATTGGCCAGAGCTGCGGCCGTATCAATATCAACTCTTATTCTGGCGTTGGCATCTTCAGCCATCCATTAACACCCTCTTTATTTAGCTAGTTCAAGACGTTGAGAGCTGTATCTCCTAGCTTTACGCCAGAAGCCTCCTCAACAATCTTGTAGACTGTAGGAAGATCTAGATTATCTTCCAAAGCCTTCAAATCTTCAGCCAAGTCGGGCTTGTACTGCTTCATTGCAATTTGAACACATTCCATCAGTAGGCTCATCGACTTGTCATTGTCTTCTGCTACATCTGTAATACCCTCAAACTTTTTCATAAAAGGACGCAACAGTGAAATCTTTAGTGGTCTCACCTTAACTTCTGTGCCGTCAATTAACTTAATTGTTTTCTCTTCGTATACTTCTGTACTCATATTTTTTGTATTCCTTCCGCTATGAGGCTTTAATAATTATAACACAAAAACCTTTTATTTTTTAGGCTTTTTGGTTAAATCTTCGTATCCAAGGCCCATTCCAATACCAAACCCAGCTTTTTGAGCATTCATTCCTTGAAGGGCCAGCACGTCATTTCCGTCCTTGGCTCTTCCACCGCTAAACACTCTAGCCTTCATTTCTTCCCACTTATTGCCAGAAGACTGTCCACTATTTTTATCTAGGTCTACCCCCTGGATAGCAGCCAAAAACTTTTTTTCCTGATAATCAAGATCTCTTTTTGACTCTAATGTTATTAGCAGTTCTGGCATAGATAGGTTAATCTCCAGGTCTGCATAGTCTTTCCATATGCCCAGCAAAAAAACTTCTGCTTCTAGCTTGGCTAAGTCTAGGCTCTGCCAAGAAGATCCACCTTCTTCTGCTTGCTCTTTTACTGGCTCTTCAGATTGCTCGTTAATTTTAATTCCTGCGGCTATTTCTAAGACCTTGTAGATTCCTGGTAAATCCATAGAATCTTCTAACTCATAAATTGTTGATATTTCTGGATGATACTGTTGCATAGCAATAGCAGCACAATTTGATAAAAAGATAATAGCTTCTTCGTCGTTAGTTGCAGTTTTTACAAACTCAAAAGCTTCCATAAACTCTCTTAAGTATTTTAATTTTAGTGGGGATAGTTCAATTTCTGTGCCGTCTACTAAGGACACTTTTCCTGTTTTGTATATTGTTGTTGCCATTATATAAGTATACCGCAAAAACAAAATTACCCAGCCTAAAAAGACTGGGTAACTCTGTATTATTAAGTTATATTATACTGATACTGCTGCTGGGATGGTGCGGTCTACGATCTTACCGTAGGATGCATCATTGTTTGGCAGTAGACGGAACGAAACCTCGTACATTGTTGGCTCATCACGCTTTGCAGAAACTGTAACACTCTCGATAGAAAGTGCACGGTATGCAACGTAAATACGCTCAACCTGCTCGTCTGGGTCACAGTCACCTGTACCTGGACCAACAGCCACTAGGCCACGCTCTACTGGACATTCTCCAATGTCACCAGCAGACATGTTTAGTGTCTTAGATCCAGCTTTGATTCCTGTTGCTCCTGCACTAACGGTTAGATCATCATCTCTACCAGCTAGTGAGAACAGCAAGTTCTCTAGTGTTGCCTCAGCAAAAGCAGTGTTCAGGTTAACCTGCATACCCTGCTTGTATAGCTTTGCAACGTCAAGAACCTGATCAACCTGTACCTCACCAAAATCTGGCTGGAACTGAATCTCAAGACCGTTCATTGTGTAACCAACGTTCTCAAAACCGCTGTCGTTCTTTGATAGGGTCTCACGGTATGTTCCTGTTGCGTTTCCGACAGCTCCTTCAACTTCATAAGCTGGAAGATCTGTATCTGCGAGTTCTCCGTCATTGTATGTAAACAATGCGGCTGCACCAACGATAATGTTAGTGCTTGTACCTCTTGTATATGCCATTTAAGTCACCTCTTCTTTTTATAGATAATAGGCGTGTTTCCTCAAGCTTAAGTATATCAGCTTATTTAAATAATTTGTTTTACTGGCAAAATTCTTTCTGGAGTCCAGTCATAATTCGTCATACTTGGCATTTGGTGGTAGTCATAATCAATGATAATCTTGTTACCACCATAGGTTCTGGCGGTTCCAAAGTCTATGATATCCCTAGATTCTTCTAGCTGATAAACCTTAAAATCATGAAAGTAAAACATGTTATCTACAAGCAATTCTGGGTTTACAACGTTTCCACTGCTATCAATGTTTGCTGCCCCACCTAGGTTTATCTGCCTATTAGCTGCCCAGTTGTTTACTTCCTGGGCGGTCTCGTCTCCACGGTCCATGAGCCTAAGAACCTGCTCTTGGATTTGAACCATTTTTTCAATAGGATTCTCGCCATTTGCATAAAAATAGTACATAATCTGCTCGCACTTAATGTGTGGAAAACTCCTCTTATTCATCTTGATTAATCTGTCCCATGTGGCCATCGTTCCACCAGTAGGGAAGTAAGAATTTAAATCGTTGATCGTAGAAGGCAAGGTAGGGAAAAATGGAGTATCTAGACTAGTGCTATCTAGAATCTTGCTTTGCAGATACTTGTTTATCCATAAAACTGGTGTATTTAGTAATGAATCGTTAGACAATCTTTGCTACCCCCGCATTTGCTACCCAGCGATATCCAGTAGATACTCCGCCAGGCTTTCCAACTCTTTTGCCTTTAGACAAATTCTTTTTGTAAGAAACTGGGTTTTCTAGGTAAGCACCGATTCCGCTGGCTCTTAAAAAGGCTTGAGTAAAATACTTGTTAAAGAAGTTATCAAAAACTTGTTCGAATTTTCCTTGGGTATTTCCACCAGGATTTTGAACAGTGACTGGAGACTTAGTAAAAACTTCTTCCCCATTATCCATAAAGCTTAAAGCTTGTGCCTGTTTTGGAACAATTGTAACAGCTAAACCATTCTCCATGATTCTTGCCTTGTCGTAGAATGGAGTGTTAGATCCATTTTGAATTGTGCTTGATTGCCTAAATGACGGAATAAAAGAAATTCCTAGATTGCTTACTGTATGTGTTATATCATAAAGTCTAGCATTTGGGCTTCCAGTCTTATCCCACTCATACACGTGATGTAAGATTGATGGATTTACCTTAGCATTAGAATCTATATAACTCTTTAATACCTCTATAGTCTTAAATCCAATAGAGTTCATCAAGTCTTGCTTTCCTAGCTGGATGCCGTCTAAAAATCCCACAGAATAATCCATCATATTTTTCATGTCTTTATTAAACTGTCTTCCATCAAACTTAATTCTCATAGGTCTGCCGCCTGATTTTCTGATCTGCGGACAATTACCTTGTAATACTCTACTGATCCAAAAGGTCCTACGAAAGGCTCTACAGTAGCTACTTCAAACAAGGTGGACTTTCCAGCTCTTGGGCCTGATGTTTCTACATAAATTTCATTAAGATGCTTGTCTTTTATGTTAGTAACAATAATATTTGTTATTGAGTTTTGAACGTCTTCATTTGAAAATCTAATGTCTGTTCTAACCCTACCCAGCATTACGCTATCCTGGGTAATATTAGCATTTGGCTTAATATCTTCTTTCCAGGCAGTGCCAGCAGAATTAAAATTACAAGCGATTGTTCTGTCATGCATCCAGTTTTTCTTGACATTTCCATATGGACCTTGATCAACGACTGGGTAGTAAATGTCTGCAAGCATTGGAAAGATAATTGACGTATTCTCGCAGGTAGCCATTATAAGACTCCAAGTCTAGTAATAGACTTAGCATACTTTGAAAGTATCTTGTCTACTATGATATTTCCTGTTCCCTCAAATACCCTGCTGTCAAACTGTAGTCTAAACTGGTCTGTGTTGTATGCAGAAATATATCTTTGGTAGTAGTCATTTCTGCCACACTTGATGTCATCAATCAGCAGAGTTGCTGCTCTAACGATGTCTGAGGGCACTGTAGGATATCCCACCTCTAACACAAACTTATAGTCATATCCGTTAGGAAAACCTCGTAGAGGCGGCAGGTTGGCGTCTACAAGGTCTGAGCCAGCAGCTGGCAAAATTAGAGGAGCCTGTTCGTTTCTATTAACCCTGTCTGCAGCAACCTCTGTGATAGCTGTTTTGTCTCTGGTTATTTCATAGGTTCGGTCTGTAACCAATTCGTTATTTTCGTATACAGACAAGATTCTTTTTGCATCCCACCATAAAGGTATATAGTCTGC